ATCAATTTAACAAACCTTCTAAACCAAAGCTCTTTAGCAGGGTTTGACTTCTGGCTATAGATAGAAACTTTGTTCTTGTGATAGCCATCAAATGTAGCACCAGTAGATATCTCATTACGATCTTGAACAGCTCTGACTCTTAGGATATTTACTCCTAACTGAGTTCCTCTATTCCAAATCTTTTGAATTGATAATGGTGCTAATGCGATTGGTGTGGAAGTCGCACTCCCTTTTATAGTATAAGTAGTCTTACTCATATCTGATTACCTCCTCAGGTATTATTATTATTAAAAAAGTATCTAAGAGATACCTCCATTGCCGAAGCCCTTAAAGTATAACCCGACTCGACCATTTTTGTCAAGTCTGTTATATCTATTATATTAATAAAAGCTCCTTGCTATCCAACTAGTTCCCAGTATATTATCATACTTGGGAGTTATAACTATATAGCGATTGCCCTTTCTAAACATGAACCATTTATCCTCTCGAATACTCATGGAGTTATCATATCTAAAACCTTTATTACGATAGTGATTAAAAGCTAAATCTTGAGTTCTAAACGTCATTAGTCCTCCTCAAAATTAAGTTCATCATCACTATTTTCTTCAATTTCTTTGATGAGCTGTTTAACTAGCTCCCAGTCTTGAATAATCTTTTCCATTATATACCCCTTATTTTATTTTAGATACTGTTGACTCAATGAGACCGTCAAACTCAGCTTGTGATTGAAAACGTAAATCATCAAAATCATCACCAAATAAACTTAGTTTAAGAATTTCATCACCATTATTATCTACCACTATTATATCTTTAGTAACAAACCATCTCTCACCATTTTCATAGTCATGAGTATGCTTTTGAACAATAACATTTTTGACACGATGTAAATTTATATCTACTCCACTCATAGTAAACCTCCTCAGGTTATTATATTTAAACAAATGTCCGGTGGTTGCACCGAACGCTTTAAAGTTTACCCCAACCGGCATGATCTTGTCAAATCTGTTATATCTATCAGTATAATAGTCTTGGAAGTATTGTAGTCTAAAAGGTACAGATATAGGTACATAATTTTGTAAGGTACAATAGTCAAAGGTACATGTTTTAACTCCCTCCACTTGTTGCCCCCTATTATATATAAATACTAAAGTTATCCACAGGATATATACAGGTTATATACAGCTTATATACAAGTTATATACAACTTATCTACAGTATGCCCTCCATCTGTTGCCCCTATTGATTACTTCGATATACGTAGTACTTCAAACTAATATTTAATATGGATATGGTCTCCTGCAAATAAAAAGACTTGTTGAAGACAAGCCTACTTAGTACCCCTGAGAACAAAAAAAAGGAGCAGGTGATAAGACCTACTCCCTTTTAGAGCTACAAACTAGCTAGAATGAATATCAAGATATGCAGCTATTTTATCTTGATAAGCTTTAGGAAGCTTTTTCTTCTTGAAGAGCCCAGAAGCTTTTTCAAAAGAAAGTCTTCCTTCTGCTCTCTCATGCAGTAAGCAAGCTCTGGTCCTAGAATAGGATTCTCCCCATTCTCTTCCCTTCAAACCATATGAGAACTTCTTAGCAAGGCCCTCACATTGATTATAGGTTGCCTGACCTTTAAGTGTTTCAGGCTTCACTTTCTTCATATCGAATGTAGTATCCATATTATACCTCCTTAGGTTTATTGGATATTAGTATTAAGCAATCTAAGATAATCCTCGATTGCAGTGTAATCAGATGCCTTATCACATCTGACTTTTACAACAAAAATGTCTTGAGTGGATTGGTATCCAATGAAACACTTTGCCATAAAACTGTCGTGAAACTGATGAGTTTCTTGATCTTGAAAGGTTATTAGTATCATAATATTCTCCCTGTAAATAAATACATTGTACATGAAGCATGGCATTTAACAAGGACATTAAGCTCTTTGAAGTTCCTATTCATAAGCTTAATGCTTGTATATCCTTGTGACGATGACAGGATTCATGTAATGTAAAAAATACTACAGGGGAGAATATATATGATAGTTATGACGTTACAAGATCGTAGAAACACACAGTTTCAGGACAGGAGTATGGGATTAGTGTTTCAAGGATAGCAAGCTGCTCAAGGCGTTAAAGTGTAAAAGACAGTGGGATAAACGCAGATGAGGACACAAAAATCGGGATTGTCTAGCTTGCTCTTATACTCATAGACTATATCGACCTAAGGATACTTATAATATGGATACGGAATGGTTTATGAAGTGCTACAAAAACTATCTAAACCTTTGAAGTTTATGAAGTTATTAGTTTAAACATAATATTATTAGTGCTTAATAACTTTGTAGATTTTGTAAACTAGATAGTTTTTGTAGTTGAAGCCTACACTTAAGCAGTCAGGCAAGCTCAATAAACTATGTGAGGCTTGCTAAGATTATCATATGGTAGTTTAATAAAGGGGAGGAGCCAACTCAAGGTACTCAGAGCTTGCAATGTATAGGTAAGAAGGAAGACTACTGTAAACTTTAAAAACTTCTGAGCTCTTCAAAACTATAAGGGGTTTCCTAAAGCCTATCAAATAGGACTCAGTAGTCTTGAAGTTTACCTAGTCTTGCTAGTTTGTTTAAAGAATGTCTATTAGGTCTTATCACCCACTCATACGTCAGGTTCTCGAAGGGGTACGCAGGAGACCATACCACCCTCCGTATATATCTATGGTGTGGTTATACATTTTATCGGCTTTAGGGTGTCAACCAGTTAGGTCGGGCTTAATAGACTATTAGTGGAGGGTGTATCCTATAGGTACTAACCTGCCTACCGGACAAGCCTCATTCTACAGTCCAGAGAAGATTCTGTCAAGTACTTCTTGACTTTTTTTTATATGCCCTTATACTGGTTTACATGAGCAGTATTATACCAACAACTCAACAAGCTAGAAAACTTACGGATAAACAACAACTGTTTCTAGATAATCTAATAGAAACTCAAGGAGATGCTAGAGCTGCAGCAGAATTAGCAGGTTATTCTGGTGGACATTACCAAGTTTTAAAAGCTTTGAAGAATGAAGTATTAGAATTAACTAAAGATGTACTAGCTCACAATGCTCCAAAAGCAGCTTTTAAGCTTTTAGAGATAATGGATTCTGATAAACCAATACCTCAGGCTAACAACAAACTAGTAGCTGCACAGTCTTTATTAGATCGTGTAGGAGTTTCAAAGTCTGAAAAGTTAGATATTAATATGCAAGCTTCAAGTGGTATCTTTATTCTACCAGATAAAGCTCCTATAGAAGTAGAAGCAGAGGATATAGAGTATGAAGAAGAAGACACCTACGATGAAACAGAAGTTGGATGCTAACAATGTTATGTGGGAAAAGTTGATGATTAAAAGGAAGAATAATGGCAGCAAAGAAGAAAAAGAAAAGTACAGTCAATAAAGCAGGTAATTACACAAAGCCTACTATGCGTAAAAGATTATTTAATAAGATTAAAGCCGGCAGTAAAGGTGGTAGACCCGGACAATGGAGTGCTAGGAAAGCTCAGATGCTTGCAAAACAATATAAAGCAGCAGGTGGAGGCTACAAGTAATGGCACTTAAAAAGTCTCAGAAGTCTTTAAAAAGATGGACTAAACAGAAGTGGAGAACTGCAAGTGGTAAGAAGTCTTCAGAGACTGGTGAAGTTTACGCACCTGCAGCTACCATAAAGAAACTTAAATCAACTGCTAAAGGTCGTAAGAAACTTGCAGCAGCAAATAAAAAGAAGCGAGAAGCTACCAAAAAAGGTAAGCAACACGCAAAGCATGGATTACACAAAGGTAAACGGAGGTAAAGATATGGATATATTTATTTTTATAGTTGTAGTACTAGCTGTTATAGGTGTAGGTTTAAAAAAGTATAAGCCTGAAACATATGACAGAATTAAAAATAATATTAAGAATATTGGTAAACACCCATTTTAATATTATGAAACAACAGAATCAAAAGATTAAAACTAAAAAAGAATTAGCAAAGCTACGAAAGCAGCAAGAGCTAAGACAGCATAATCAATAACTATGAGAGAAGATTATAAAAAAGGTGGTAAAGCAAAGGACTCACGTTTAAAACGAGCAGGGGTTAGTGGTTATAACAAACCTAAAAGAACTCCTAATCATCCTAAAAAATCACACATAGTTGTGGCTAAAGAAGGTTCTAAAATTAAAACTATTCGTTTTGGACAACAAGGTGCTAAAACTGCAGGTAAACCTAAAGCAGGAGAATCTCGTAAAACAACAATGAAACGAAAGTCTTTTAAGGCTAGACACAGGAAAAACATAGCAAAAGGAAAAATGTCAGCAGCTTATTGGGCTGACAAAGTTAAATGGTAACAAAGAAAGATTGGCAAGAAAAAGAATTAAGTTGGTTAGCTAAAAAACAATTAACACTTGTAGCTGTCATGTCAGTAATTCAAGTTACTATGTTAGGACTAATGTTGTTATTAATGTATATTAATTCAATTATATTTAAATAAGATGCCACAGATAGGAAGCAATGAAAAGCCAGTTCTTATGACAAATAAGAAAAATGGTGGTCGTATGGGTAAAGGTTCAAGACCTAGAAAAACGTCAGTATCTAAACAAGAGTTTGATGATAACTGGGATAGGATATTTAAAAAGTAATGGCATACTCACAGAAAGTAGTAGATCGATTTGAAAGTGTTCTTAATGAACCTGAGAAACATGCAGTTGGTAGGTTTGACCCTACAGACCCTAATGTTGCAACAGGTATGACAGGTGCTCCTGCATGTGGTGATGTAATGAGATTACAACTTAAACTTGATGGAAATACTATCGAAGATGTAAAGTTTAAAACTTATGGTTGTGGTTCTGCTATTGCTTCATCTACATTGTTTGTAGATATGCTCAAGGGTAAAACAATACAAGAAGCAAAACAAATTAAAGACAAGGATATTGCAGAAGCTTTAGAACTACCACCTATTAAACTACATTGTTCTGTTTTAGCAGAGGAAAGTATTGCTAAAGCAATTGAAGATTGGGAAAACAAATTGTTACGTAGACAACACAATCAGTTATGAAAGAAGGATATATAAAAAGAAAAACATCAACTATTCCTTTTGGATATGAAGTTGATGCAGAAGTAGAAGGTTATTTAAAACCTATTGAGGAACAGATACACGCTTTAGATGTTGTATCACAAATGGTAAGGAATGACGAGATTAGTTTAGCTGTTGCAGTTGACTGGTTAGAAGCTAGTACTAACCGTAAGCTTTCAAGAATGGGGTTAAAAAAACATATAGATAAAAAGTATGACAAAGAAAAACAAGAAGAATACGACAGAAATAAATTCAACTCAATACTTGACAGATTCTGAAGGCAACCTTATACTTAAGAAAGACGGAACACCTCGAAAGAAAGGAGGAAGACCTAAAGGGTCTAAATCTAAATATGTTTATTCTGCTGCACAGAAGAAAAAGATGGCAGCAAAAAAATCATTAACTTCGAAGAGGAAAACAGTTGAAAAACTCGAAAAGAAATTACGGTCCAAAAAACAAACACTCAGACAACAAGAAACAACGATCCGTAAGTTTGAGAACGCATCGGATGAACGGACAGTATCAAAAGAGGGGAAGGTAGTAACAGAATCTGACGTTACTACTTTAGCTGATTCGGTACAAGCTCATCTAGATGAAACTAATTCGTTTGTTGCTTTTATGCCAAACGAAGGACCACAGACAGACTTTTTAGCAGCAGACGAAAAAGATGTTCTTTATGGTGGTGCTGCCGGTGGTGGTAAAAGTTTTGCCATGTTGATAGACCCATTGAGGTCTTGTCACGTTAAAGGACATAGAGCTTTAATACTTAGAAGGTCTATGCCAGAACTAAGAGAACTCATAGATAAGAGTAGAGAATTATATCCAAAAGCTTTTCCCGGTGCAAAGTTTAGAGAAGTAGAAAAGATTTGGAACTTTCCAAGTGGAGCTAAAATAGAATTTGGTTTCTTGGAAAAAGATGCAGACGTATATAGATATCAAGGTCAAGCATACAGTTGGATAGGGTTTGATGAGATAACTCACTTACCAACTGAGTTCGGGTGGAACTATTTAGCTTCACGTTTAAGAACAACTGACCCTAGTATAAAAACTTATTTACGTTGTACTGCAAACCCCGGAGGTGTTGGAGCACACTGGGTAAAGAAAAGATATTTGGAATCGGATGAACCTAACAAATCTTTTGTAGGCTCTGATGGTTTAACAAGAAAGTTTATTCCGGCTAAGTTGGCAGACAACCCCTACTTAGCAAAAGATGGTGAGTATGAACGTATGCTCCTTTCACTACCTCCAATCCAAAGAAAACAATTATC